TTACTGATATAAGAAATAATAGATTTTCAGAGAATCTTGTTCTCGGTTGTAGACAATTTTGTCCACGATCTGTTTTAATGCTTCGTTCTTTTGTGCTGCAGTAAAAGAATCGGAGACAAGGATATCATAGACACCCTGCACCCTTAACAGCATGTTGGCAGCAGGATCCGGCGTATCTTTTGGAGCATTGTCTTCCAGTTCTTTTAATTGTTCTTCCAAGTGTATGCGTTCTTTCTGAAGCAGTGCTTTATTCGCTTTATATTCCTCAAGAGTATCAATTCCCTCACGGTAAGAAGCTTTGATTCGTTCTTCTTTTCCGGAAAGACTTTCCAGACGACTGGTTAATATATTTTTTCCATTGGAGACTTCTATCGGCTGACGTTCTTTTAAGGTGTAAGAAATGTTGCCGGAGCTTAGAGATTCCTTGACGCAGGCAAGGACCTCTTTCTCCAGGACAAGGGAACTGATTCCATGTGGTTTCTTACATTTTCCTTTATGATATCCATAACAAGAGAAGTAGGAGTATTTCTCACCGTTCGCACGTTTCATGGTGGCAGCAGTCAATGTACGTCCACATGCAGGACATTTCAGTAATCCGGAGAGCCAGTGCTTATATGTAGAAGAGGGGCGTTTTCCGGAAGGTCTGTAGGTTGTTTCGAATCGTTTCTGTGCTGCATCAAATAATTCCTTTGTAATAATTGCCGGCTGTTGTCCTTCTGTGACGATCCATTCATCTTTATCCTTGATTCTGTTCGTACTGTTTTCTGTCCGGTTCCACCGAATCATACCGCAGTAGGAAGGATTCTGAATGATGTACTCAATAGATCTCCGCTCAAATGGTTTGCCCTGTGAGGTCTTAAGCCCAAGATTGTTCAAGCGTCTTGCAATATCAAAAAATCCGATGCCTTCATTCGCATACCAGTTAAATATCATGCGTATAATTTCAGCTTCTTCAGGAACAATCATCGGAGGCTTGCCATGCTCCACGACCTTGTATCCGAGTGGCGGACGTGCCTGGTATGCTCCACGGGTCGCATTTTCTTTCATGCCCCGGAATACCTCACCGGAAAGACGGATAGAGTAGTATTCGTCCATCCACTCAATAATACGCTCAATCAGAGAGCCGAAAGGATTATCCGAAAGAGGCTCAGAAATACTTATGACCTCTACATTATGCTGTTTCTTAAGAAGAGATTTGTAGACAATGGATTCTTCCTGATTCCGGGCAAATCGTGAGAACTTCCATACTAGGATTAGATCTACCGGGTGATTAGAACCCTTTGCAAGTCCGACCATCTCCTGGAAGCCTGGACGCTTTTCAGCTTTCCGGCCGGAGATTCCAAGGTCAGAGAAAATCTTAAGGATTACAATATTGTTCCTGGTAGCATACTCCCGGAGAAGATTCTCCTGCGAATCCGGAGAGATTTCTTCCTGATCGTGCGTGGATACACGGATATAGCCATAGGCATATCTTAATTCACTCATCATATCACCTTCCTTAGTATATATGTGCGACGTCGCACAAAATGGGTATAAAAATAACAGCCAAGCACAGAACAACAGTTCCGCTTGCAAGACTGCTCCGAAGATGATACAATATGACTTGAACAATCAGATATAGTATATCTTCGGATATGCGAGCCACCCTGAGCCAACGGGGTGGCGATTTCTTTTTTATAAATATCTTTTTACGACTTCAATCAGCTTATTTTTATATTTATATATATCATTAAGTGATTCGATATAAATACGCTCAAATTTCTTATTTTCATCCGGTATAAGAAGTTGTTTATTCTTAGTATCGAGATTAAGTCTACAAATAGGCTTACGGTTGTTATTAGTGTATAATACACCAAAATAACTTTCCGTATCCCTATAAGCGACATCTTCGACAGGAACAATTCCTGCTAAAAGACCTCTGACAATATAAAAGCCTTCAATTTCTTCTTCAGTAGTTATGATTTTAGAAACTGGGGCTTCCTCCACGGTAGTCGCTGTACTTTCGTTTGTTTCTTCGTCAGAATCAACAGATAGAGCGGAGGAAATCTTGGTGTTTACAATTTCGTTTACAAAAGAAGAAAATGCACGCTTTACCAAAGGGGAAAATTTATCAAGTACTCGTTGATTTTTTTGCCCCTCATAAATATCCGCTAGGATAAAACGGACAAAATCATCAGAAGGAGATTCAAATTCTTTTTGGAGTGCACCTTTTATCAAGCTACTGTATTTTAATTCTTCAGCTGTGCTAAAAATTTTATCTTTGTCAAAATTGTCCTTGCAGAACTTCTTTAATTCATTAATAGATGCATCTTTTAATTGAAGCATATTAATTTCTAGGAATGGAACTAAATCCATTTTATTAGATTCTTCAAGGTCAGTGTAGAAACGATAAATAATACCATTTGTAAGAATGCCAAATTTAGCAGGAGAAGTTCCAAAATATCTAAATAACTGTGATGAATGCTTATCCAGCTGTTCAGAACAACTTTTACACTCAATCAAGATTGTTGGTTGTCCGTTTTCAAGAATTGCATAGTCTACTTTTTCACCTTTTTTAATGCCAACATCGGCTATGTATTCCGGACAAAACTCGGAAGGATTAAATACATCATATCCGAGAAGCTGGAAGAGTGGAACAACAAGGGACATCTTTGTTGCTTCTTCCGTCGAGATTGTATCTTTTAACATAGACACTCTCTCTGAAAATTGTTTGATTGATTCAATAAAATCCATAATTACCTCTCTTTCCTCTTTGGTAAGAATAAGCAAATCTAAGTAAGTTTTATATATAAGCTTTCGCGGTTATATCCGTTTAAACACTGCCAAGTTCGGAATGAAATAGATAATATAATTATCTACAATCTTATATACTCCATACTTCTCACGATAACATGAGATACATTCTTCTAAGAATTCCTCAGTTACTTCCAGATATTCGGCAGTTTCATATCTGTTTGTACAGCCATGCTCATAGGCTCTGATCAGACCAGTGAGTCCGATCAGGCGGTTGTATCCGTGTAATCTTGCTTGACGTTCCTGTTTGCGGTTCTGTACGGAATCCATATCTATGATATTCCCGTAAGAGGTTCCGTGATGTCCAATTTCTTCCGCCAGTGCACAAGTTTTCTCTGGAATCGTCATATCTTCTCGGATGGCTACAACACCATCACAATACAATCCTTTAATCCGGTTACTGTGAAATGTATAATCTATAACGTCTATACCGTCCTCGCAGGCTTCGTCCTGTAAACATTCGTATGTGTTCATATGTATAACACCTCCCACTCAAGTATATCTGATAAGCTGTCCAATAAATTACTTACCTCTTTTACCTTTTACAAATTCAGCAAATTGTTTGATTTCATCAAGTTCTTCTTCTGTATATTCATCGCCATCAAAGTGTGCGGCAAGAGTGGTAGGACTAGGATTCAGTTTATCCGGTAGAGTTTCTTTTAATCGGCGGTTAAATTCTTCAAGTTGCCTTTTGTTCATAATGTCTTCAGCTACTTTCATAATTTCTCTACTTCCGGTAAATAATTCTATTTGCTTTGCGGTCGGATTGGATAAAGCAGAATTTGTATGATGTTTTTCTATATTCTTTTTCAATTTGTTGTATTCTTCTGATGAGGCTTCTTTCCCTGAAAAGCGCGAATCAACTTTTTCCCATCCCATTAGATAGGCGGGGGAAACATTTCCTAATTTTGCGGCGGCTTCGATTTTATCAGAAGGAATGTTTGTGATAATATTATTTTCATATTTATATAGTGTTTGCTTGGATACATTTATTTTGTCAGCAAAATCGACTTGACTCATTCCAAGTTTGTTACGAACTTGTTTAATACGTTCACCAACAGTCATATTTTTTCCTCCTTTATGAAGTAACTTTATAATATCACAAAAATGTTATAAATGCAATAAAAAATAGCTTGACAAGTTACAAAAAGGTGATATACTAGAAGTAACTTAAAAAGATACGGAGGTGGAAGTGTGATAAAAACAGACGAATTGAGAGGGATAATCGCTAAAAATGGATTATCTCAATCAGATGTTGCCAAAATGATAGGTGTTACACCAAAAACATTCTATGAAAAAATGAAAAATGGGGTGTTTGGAAGCGATGAAATTCAAATTATGATTGATGAATTACATATAGATAATCCAATGCCTATTTTTTTTGCACACAAGTAACTTAATAAGATACTATAAGGAGGATGCATGAACGAACTTGTATATCTGAAAAATGATGAAGCTGTATGTAGCAGTTTGCTGGTGGCTGAGAAGTTTGAGAAGAGACATGCAGATGTTATGCGAGCTATTGATAACCTTGTTGAAAATGACTCAACGCAAAATTGCGTTCAGTGCTTTAAGAGAGGAACGTACAAAGACAGTACTGGCAAATCAAACAAAATGTATGTAATGAACAGAGATGGATTTACATTCCTTGTTATGGGATTCACTGGAAAGAAAGCTAATGAATGGAAGTGGCAGTACATAAAAGCTTTTAATCAAATGGAGAAATTCATCAGAGAGAAACAGACTAAGATTTGGATTAAAACCAGAAAAGCTGGCAAGCTGACCCGTAAGGCGGAGACAGACACTATCAAGAATCTTGTTGAGTACGCGAAAGCGCAAGGTAGTCAACATGCGGATAAGTTGTATATGACCTATTCAAAACTTGCAAACAAAATGGCGGGAGTCTCCAAGAGAGATGAAGCTACAGTAATGCAACTTAATAACCTATCTCTTATGGAGCATATCATTTTATGTGTGATTGATTCTGGGATTGTTGCCGGAAAGCATTACAAAGAAATCTACCAGGATTGCAAGAAGAGGCTGGAGACAGTAAAGGATTTAGCATACTTAGAACAGAGTGCATAGGAGGACAAGAAATGCAAAAAATTAAATGTTTTGATTATTGTGGAGATAAAAATGCTTTTATTCCATTATTAGGATTTGCCCTTTCCGACATTTCGGAAACCTTAGATGAAGAAGAGAAGGAAATAATTACTCTTGTATTTACTAATGATCATCATGTGGCAATCGATATCAGTGTACAAGATGGAAGGGTTATGATTAGTGAACCTTATGCCGTCAAAGAAGATTTGACGGCTATTACAGATGAAGAAGCGGCGGTGTGATGATATGAAAGATTTAAAGCTTCAACTTATTCAACGAGGGGCACCATCAGTATACGCCTGTGAGGGGGGGGGCAAAACAAAGAAGTTCCTTTTCTCTTACATACCAGAACGAGATGCGATAGTCCTGAACAAAAAGCATAAGAGCTATGAACACTACAAGGATCTGCTTCTTATATATTTGCAATTTAACGACTCGCAGAAAAAGGAGTTCTTACCAATGCCAAGAAGTATGGGAATGACGTTCTTTGATTCGATTAATAAGGTATTAAGAATGCGGAAGAAGGTTTTAAGAACTTAGATGCAATAGAAGAGAGGTGGACGAAATGAAGCGTTTATGTCCAGTATGTTTTGCGGAATTACCCGCACAAGCAAATTACTGTCCGGTATGCGGAAAATGTATGAGAAATATTGCGGAACAGACTAACCAGTATGTAGGATGCGTGCCAGTAACAACAGTAGTTGGAGTAAAGGATTGTGCAATTCACATTGGAGAAGAGAACGGATTAGATGCAACAAGTACAAACCGTACCACATAACTTATAGAAGAGGTGGTGGAATTGAAACATTTTAACATTGTAGTTATTAATGGAGAAGAAAAAGAAATCTCTTCTCTTTCCAAGGAAGAACGACAAAGGCTGGTAGACGAATGGAACCGGCGGGCGCTGGAGCATCTTGGATATAAGCGAGAGAAAACCGCTTAGGCGGTAGAAAGGAGGACAAGCCCATGAGAGTTAGAGATTGGGTACTGGTAGGAATGATGATGATCGGACTGCCAATGGCTATGTTTCTTCATTGGCTGTTCATAGGGTATCAGGTATGAAGAAAAGATGGACAATGAAGAGGATTGTGGACACGTTATTCGTGCTGGTAATTCTGGGAGACATCGCGACAATGATGATGTTCGTGATGATTTCCATCAAGATTCTGAAAATGCAGGAGGTGATCACATGGCTGATACAGCAATAAAAGAAATCCTATTCCGGCATAGTGCGGAGCAGTGCAAGGTGTGTGAAGCGATTCCATTTGACCAGATTGGACATCAAATCGAGTATGAAAAGTTCAAGATGCTCCATGAGGTTATTGAGGAAGCTGACCTGGAGGACGAGTACCAGGAATGGAGACGGGCTTACGGATATGTATAGGAAGGTGGTGAGGATATGGAAGATAAGCAGAAGATTCTGGACCTTTTGTTGCCTGCTCTTCAGGCGACTCGTAATCTGGCTGATCTGGTAGGACTGGAGTACCGGGAAGACCGAGAGCTGGTGTATGCGAAGTTCGCAAGCGGGAATCAGAAGATTGCTAATGTGGCATGTGATTCCGGAACAGCACTGATCAGAGACGTGATCGGGCAGATTGTATAAAAATGAGTGCTCACAAAAGCCCGGCAAGGCTGGAGCACTCGGTAAATCAACCAATTACATTATAAAAAAATAGGAGAAATAAGTCAAATATGAAAACACTGAAAATCACGACAGATAACAAAATCTCTATTATTGATGTGAATCTTGATGATTACAGAGCTCTCCAACAGGAAATTGGAGGATACATTGAAACAGTACATACACAGATTATGTACGACTACTTTAAGGCGCCGGTCCTCATGTTGGTGGACGAGGAAGGATTAATTAAGAACCTTCCAGTCAATGCGGTGGCATCACATTTCTACGGTTATCAGAAGCATGGTTGTGTTATTGCAGGCGATGCAATCTTCGCTATTTCGCTCGGCGAAAATATGACTGGATTTGGAAAGCGGGATTCCGAGCAGTGGATAAATAAGATGCTGAATGATTTTCCGGTATTGGTGGCGGAGGAAAAGTAGCAAGATGGATGAATACGATTGGGCTGATCAGGAACGATTGGTGCGACAAGATGTAGAGGAGATAGAAAGAAACATGAATGAATTAACATTAGTTGTAAAACAGAATCCAGGAAGCATTGAAATTAATTTTGATGAACTGGAGCAGAGATTAGATGAAAAATTGGCGGAATATGATGGAATCATTTTTACAGCTGAAACCAAAGACATTGGAAAAAAAGAAGCTGCAAGCCTTAGAAATCTTAAGAAAGATATAGATGCTACGCGAAAAGCAGTTAAGAAAAAATGGATGGAACCATACGATGAATTCGATACACAAATGAAGGCATTGGGTGCGAAAGTGGATAAACCCATCAGTGCTATAGATGGGCAGTTAAAAGCATTTGAAGAAAAGCGCAAACAAGAGAAGCGAGCTGAGATTGCAAAGATGTACCAGGAGATTTAGAGGGATTCCCTGATTGTAAAGATTATGTATCACTTGACAAGATTTATGATTCTAAGTGGGAAAATGCAACAACTTCTAAGAAATCTATCAAAAATAATTTGGAAGAAAAAATAAGTGGAATCCAAACTGCAGTTTCCAGTATCAAGGCAATGTGTTCCGATAAAGAAGAGGAAGCTCTTGCTTTATACAAGAAAACGTTGAATTTAAACGGTGCGATTCAGATGATCACAATATATGAACAGAATAAAGCTGAGGCGTTAAGACGTGAAGAATTAAAACGGCAGCAGGAAGAAGAAAGAAGACGTCAGGCTGAAATCGATCGTGCTAAAGCAGCCGAACGCGAGGCGATTCGCAGGGAAGAGCAGATCCGCAAAGAGGAACAGGAGAAAGCTGAGAAGGTTAAAGCTGCAGCAATAGAGCCGCTCCCTGATATAAGCGACGATGATCTGCCGTTTGAGCAGCCAACAACTGTAACAGCATATTATCGTGTTGTGGCTACGCCGGCTGAACTGGAAGCTGTGGAAATGGCATTCAATAGTATTGGAGTATATTTTGAACGGAGGGACGGATAGTGAGTGAAACAGTAAAAGTAACTGAGAATCCTAAGATTTATGCAGCTATTGCAGGTGTGATTGCGGATTGCGGAGTTGTTGGAAAAGATAAAGTAAATAAACAGCAAGGATTTAAGTATCGTAGTGTGGATGATGTGTTTAATGCACTTCATCCGGCATTGGCAAAAAATAAGGTTGTAATCATCCCGACAGTGATAGAGCGCCGCTGTGAGGAGGTCGGAAAAACAAAGAATGGTACATCTATTTTAAAGGTAATTTGTAAAGTAAAATATGATATTTGTGCCGAAGACGGATCACATGTTACATCTATTATTTATGGTGAAGGCATGGATATGGGGGATAAGGCAACCAATAAGGCAATGGCTATTGCATATAAGTATTTGTGTTTTCAGGTCTTCTGTATTCCTACAGAAGAGATGTCTGATCCAGATGCTGAGAGCTTAGAAGGAGAATTGGCAGGGGCGCAAAAGAAAGAGGAAAAGAAAGTTAGCGCAAAGGCAGAAGATAAAAAAAGTCAACCAGAGCCAAGTGCCGAACCAAAAGAAAACGATAAGATAACGCCAGTAATGCTGACTACAATTCAAAAAGAACAGACACGTACTGGCGTGACAGATAAACAAATCTTAAGTATGCACGATGTAAAGGCGAAAAAGATAGAGGATATGACAGTATTGGAATATAAGAAAGTTATGAATAAATTTCAAAAGACGTCGGATTTAAAAAGGGAGGCTGGTTTAAATGAATAGCGTACAACTTGTAGGAAGATTGACCAGGGATCCTGAGGTTAGATATACCGATGGCGGGACTACGGTTGCAAGATTTTCATTGGCGGTAGAGAGAAGGTTTAAAAGTGAGAATGGACCTACTGCAGATTTCCCCAATTGCGTTGCATTCGGAAGGACTGCAGAGTTCATTGAAAAATATTTTCATAAAGGCATGAGGCTTGGCTGCCAGGGACGTATTCAAACAGGATCTTATACCAATGGTGAGGGGCAGAAGGTGTATACCACAGATGTTGTAGTAGAAGGTTGTGAATTTGTCGAGTCAAAACATGATGATTCAGGGGAATCTCAGAATGCAAATAATGGATTCGGTCCAGTGGATCCAGATGGCTTCCAAAACATTCCAGAAGATATTGACGAGGAATTACCGTTTAACTAGGTGGTGATAAAATTGGTGATTCAAATAGATAGTAGAGAGAAAGCTAGAGCAATTACCAAGATTGTAGAGACGTTTGACCGGTGCGGAATCAAGCATCCCGTTTCAAAACTTATGGTCGGGGATTACATGAATTATGACAATCCCCGACTGATTATTGACAGGAAGCAGAATCTTTCAGAGCTGTGCAATAATGTCTGTCAAGATCATGAAAGATTTCGAAAAGAACTGATTCGAGCACAAGAAAATGATATAAAAATGATTTTCCTTGTAGAGCACGGAAAAGGTATTGAGCGGCTTGAAGATGTAATCTGGTGGGAAAATCCTCGCAGGTGGAAGAGATATAAAAGTCCAGAAACAGGAAAGTGGGAAGAAGTGGAAACAAAGGCTATGACGGGAGAAACCCTTTATAAGATCTTATGTACACAAGAGAGAAAGTATGGTTGTAAATTTTTGTTCTGCGAAAAAAAAGATACCGGCAAAGAGATTATCCGGATCCTGTCAGGTGATGCTCATGACTAGCGAGGAGATTAAGGCAACATATTGCAATGAATTCGAGCTTGGCAGAAAGCGTATTTTTGTACGCCCGGAGATGTTGACTAATGCAGATGGTACACCAGCATTTGATCCGGACGACAGTGTATTTTATGCACTGCCAGAGGATGATGCAAATAGAGAAGGACTTCTGAAAGAAATTGATATGTCTCTCCGGGCAGAGCAGCACAGCAAGGCAATCAATGATGATCTGAATTATCTGTCGCTAAAATGTGGATTTGGTACAGACCGATATCAGTTCGGGGCGACTGGAGCTAAGACAGCCACAGAGATTATTTCGGAAAACTCAGATATGTATCGAATGATTAAAAAGCATGAAATACTTTTGGAAGATGCTCTGAGGCAGTTGATTCAAATTATAATCCGTCTGGGAATGATACTGGGAAACACACTGAATCCTGAATGCGAAATCACCATTGACTTTGATGATTCAATCATTGAGGACAAAGAGACAGAGCGGAGCAGAGACCGACAAGATGTCAGTATGGGAGTCATGAGTCTGGCAGAGTACCGTGCTAAATGGTATGGAGAATCAGAAGAAGATGCTGCTAAGAATCTCCCAGAACAAAATCAGGTGATGGAGTAATATGAAAGATGATTACAAGAATAAGCTTGCAAGTAAGCTTGCTTCCAGGTATCAGGATTTGGAAGAGCGTATCATGCAAGATATTGTTCGGAGGATTATGAAAGCTGGTGAAATAACCAGTACTGCAGATTGGCAGATTAACCGGTTACGGATTTTAGGATATTCTTCGGAGGATATTGAACAGGAGATAAAGAAGACGCTCAATGCTTCTTATCCGGAAATGTTTGAGTTATACGACAAGGTGATCAACTGGGAATATGTTCGGAATAAGGATATATATGAACAGATCAATGCCGAGTACATACCATTCGAAGAGAACGGACAACTCAAGCAGATTACAGAAGCAATCATTGACCAGAGTTTTGATGATTTGGAGAATGTGACTAATTCACTCGGCTTCTATCTGGACTACGGCAATGGTCAGAAGGTATTGACGCCACTTTCTCAAGTGTATACCAAATACCTTGATGCAGCGTGCTGTGATATCGTGACCGGAGCATTTGATTATAACAGTGTGTTGCGGAGAGTTGTGACACAACTTACCAACAGCGGACTTCGGCAGATTGATTATTCTTCCGGGAGAGCTAACCGGGTCGATGTGGCTGCAAGAAGAGCGGTCATGACTGCAGTCAGTCAGATTACCGGAAAAATATCTGAGTACAACGCGCAGAAGCTTGGAACAGAGTATTTCGAGGTTGAGTGGCACGCCGGAGCACGTCCGACTCATGCAGTCTGGCAGGGGCGTGTCTGGTCGAAAGAGCAGTTGTATTCAGTCTGTGGGCTAGGTACCGTGACCGGACTTCTGGGAGTTAACTGCTACCATACTTATCATTTGTTCTTTCCAGGATTATCCGAACGTAACTGGACGGATGATTGGTTGGAAGAGCAGAACCGAAAAGAAAATGAACCAAGAGAGTTCCTAGGTAAAGAATATACTTTGTATGAAGCCAAGCAGAGACAGCGTCAGATGGAGACAGCCATGAGAGCACAGCGGGAGAAAGTCAAATTATTGCAGGCTGGTGGTGCTGATCAGGACGAAATAATTCTACACAAGGCGAAGTATCAAGGACAGCTCAACGAGTATTCTAGATTTTGCCGGAAGATGAGTCTCACGGAAGAGCGTGAGCGTATCTATTTGGATATGCGTGGAAAGGTTGCTACGAACAACAAGAGCCAGAATTCCATGTTCCACCCAGAAATGGTTAAGAACGCATCGAAAGACGTAGCTCAGTATAAAAGATATAAAGAAGTTCTTGGAGATTCTGTTGGTTCACTTGCTAAGTTCGGGCAGGTGAAATATAATGATAGTGAACAGTGGGAAAAGCTTCAGAATAGATTTTCAACACATTTTGAGATTGACAAGAAAGATTGGACCGAAGAATTCAAGAATGCGTCCAAACAGGCATATGATAGATTCACAAAAGAGAATATTACAATGTCCGTACACGCACTTAGTCGGCTCCCTCGATTAAATAAGCCTGGATTGCCGGAAGTGTCAGAAGAAATGCTGATAAAAATAATTAGAGGTGAGCCTAATTATGCAGAGGGAGAAGATAGGCAAATCTATTTTATTCAAGAATTACAGTTGTTAATTGTGAGAAATAAAGGAACTGGAGATATTGTATCTGTTGTGAGAAGAAACAATCCGAAGGAGGTATGGAAAAATGTTTGAGAAAATAATGAATTATATTAAAGATTTTTTGGAAAATACTCCAGAGGATATCTATGATTTTTCTTGTGAACTGGAAGGAATATTAATTATTCATTATGACGAAATGTATAAGGAACAGCCAAGGGCTACAAGAATATTGAATGAAGAAACCCCAGACATTTGTGCATCAGCAGAACCGGGAATGAAACCAGAAGAGATTGAAAAATTTAAACGTGAGTTGGAAATTGAATACAACAAAGCGTTAAAAGCAGTTGTGTAGTTACCACCAGTCGAAAGACCGGTGGTATTTTTATACTCATTTAGGAGGTATTATGATAACTGTAACAGTAAAAGATAAAAAAATTAGCATGTCTGGTCATGCCTGCCGGAAAGATTCTAGTGGTATCGACCGGGCATGTGCTGCAGTATCAGCTCTGACATACAATCTGATTAATTCGTTAAGAGATCTGACTGGTGACAGAATCCGTGCAGATACAGGCAGCGGTATGACGGTAATTGAATGGGAGAATCTTTCAGATGGTGGAAAACTTCTGATAGATTCATGGTTCCTGGGACTTACAGATATCAACCGGGAATACAATTGTATAGAATTTCAGTAACAAGCACCCGAGAGGGTGTTTTTATTATGTCCAAAACGTGAAGACAAGAAAAGCTCGGGAGCCTGTCGAGGCAAAACGGAGGTAAAAAGCATGAGATACAGAATGAATTTACAGCTCTTTGATGACGGCACAGGAGCTGGCTCTGGTGGGCAGGGTGGAAATGCCGGGGCTGGAAACGGTGGTCAGGGATCCGCTGGGAGCGCATCCGGAGCGCATAATACCGGAACATATACCTATGAACAGCTGGAAGAGATCGCGAGTGCAAGGGTAGAACGTTCAGAGAGAACAGCACTTGCAAATTTTTTTCGGACGCAGGGAATGACAGAAACTGAGGTCACACAGGCAATCAATAATTTCAAAGCAGAACGTGCTGCCAATCAGCCGGACGCTGCAAAGCTCCAGAAGGAGCGTGACGATGCTTTGAATGAGGTGCAGCAGATGAAGAATGAAAAATTCTTATCTGGGAAAGGTGTGAAATCAGAAGATCTTGATTATGTCATGTTCAAGGTATCGAAACTTGTAGACGATAAGACAACATTTGAGAAAGCTGCAGAAAGATTCCTGAAGGAGAATCCAAGATTTGCAGGTGGTACGAACAGTTATCGTATTTCAACATCTGCAGGGAACACTTCTGAGGGTTCTGGTGGAGATATGAACGCTTCCATCAATGATCGTATCCGTGCTGCAGCAAGAAGATAATGGAGGTATAAAATGAATAAAAACAGAATGAATTTAAGAATGTTCCAGGACGATGTGAATATTATCGACCGTACCGGAGCAGAGTCCCTGATTCCAACCCAGGAAACAAAAGAAATTATTCAGGGTACAATTGCGCAGTCTGCAGTACTGTCAAGGGGACGTAAGCTGGCAAATATGACAAGCAAGCAATACAAGATGCCAGTTCTTGATATGCTGCCGATTGCCTATTTCGTAAATGGCGATTCTGGACAGAAAAAGACAACAAAGCAGGCATGGGATAAGAAATTTATCATTGCAGAGGAAATTGCGGTAATTGTACCGATTCCAGAATCTGTATTAGATGATTCAGACTATGATATTTGGGGCGAAGTAAAACCAAGGGTCACAGAGGCATTTGGAAATAAGATTGATGGAGCTGTACTGTTTGGTACCGATAAACCGTCTACTTGGAGAGACGATGTTGTTGCGACAGCCACAAAAGCTGGATCCGTGGTAACACTTGGCTCAGCGGATCCGCTGTATGACAAAATCATGGCAGAAGACGGTGTAATTGCAAAAGTCGAGAATTGTGGATACATGGTCAATGGTCACATGGCTGATATTTCCATGAGAGCAAAACTCCGTGGATTAAAAAACGTTAATGGTGATCCATTGTTTAAAACAGATATGCAGGGGTCTACACAGTATGCACTGGACGGTTCTCCAATGAACTTCCCAAACAATGGTTCATTCGATAAGACTAAGGCGCTGATGATTTCTGGAGATTTCTCACAGCTTGTATATTCCATCAGACAGGATATTACATTTAAGCTGTTTACTGAGGGTGTTGTTCAGAACACAGATGGATCTATTGCATACAACCTGATGCAGAATGACATGGTTGCACTTCGTGCAGTAATGCGTCTTGGCTGGGAGATTCCAAACCCAATCAATGCACTTGCAAAAGATAAAACCAAAAGATGTCCGTTCTCAATTCTGAAAGCAGGGGAGTAGGAGTAAATGTACGCAGATTATTCATATTATGCGGATCACTATGGCGGGGATATTCCTGAAAGGGAATATCCATCTGCTGAGCGCAGGGCTGAAGCTTATATCAGGAAACTGACTTATGTCAGAGGAGATATTTTTGCAGTTGAAAATACTGCGGTAAAAGATGCAGTGTGCGCTGTGGCTGACGTGTATTATTCCTGTAAAAAGAAACAGGAAGCAGGTACGGTCAAGTCTGAGAATAACGATGGCTACAGTGTATCATACGCGGTAGAACAGGCTGACGGTCAGACAATGGAAGAGCTGATCAGAAAGAAAGCGTATGAAGCTGCATCTACATATTTGCTTCCGACCGGGTGGTTATCAAGAAAGGTAGGGTGTTGCCATGCTGACAAATGCGACGATTACAATTTATAACAGACTTCCTGGAACTAAGAACACTTACGACACCTGGCATCGAACGGTGCTTCGTGACGTGCATGTGTACGTGGATCACAAAGCATCTGTCGGTGATTCAGGCTTGAACAGTGCGGAAGTGTACAAAATCCGCATTCCGGCAGAGGTGGAAAATGCAAATCAGTATCTTTTGCCAGAAGAATACCGGGAATTAAGCAGTCCGGCAGGATACTGGACTATTCAGATTGACGATCAGATCGTGCTTGGAGAATGCGACCTGGAGATGGAGAAGCCGGCAGATCTAAAAGCGGTATACCAGAGACATTGTAAAGTATTGTCCTGGTCAGATAACCGGTTCGGAGGCTTGCCACATTGGCGGATTGGGGGCGTGTAGGTATGGCGCAAAAGAAACAATTTCAGATTACCACTCCCAGGGGGAGAGTATACACTTCAGCGAATGTGAACGGAACTGTAACAGCCAAGCTTGAATGGGCTCCGGGATTTGCCAGGAAGAAAGCGGAAAGTTTTTCACGGGCTCAACAGTTTGTGGATTCCGAATGCCTGAGGTATATGAACCCGCTCACGCCAAGACGGACCTGTATGATGATCAAGTCAGCAACGCTTGGCACAGTCATTGGTTCTGGTTCCATTGAATATCTGACACCTTATGCACGACGGCAGTATTACGAGCATAAGACTAAGGCAAAATGGTTTGAGCGCATGAAAGCAAGCCATAAGGACGCTATCGTGAAAGGGGCAGAACGGATTGCAGGACAGTAAAAAGCCTATCATTCAGAGCATCCGGGATTATGTGATGACCTATCCGGATATCGATGACCGAAAGATTAATATTGATTATCTGGGCGATGGAATGGAGTATTCTATTGATCCAATCGGAGCAGATCCTGTCTACAAAAGGTATGTAGATGGGAGCTGCCTGAAACAATTTCAGTTTGCGTTTACTAGCAAAGAAGCTTACGACGGTGATGCCAGAACAGGTATTGCCAACAGTGGTTTCTACCAGACTTTTGAGGAGTGGACGGAAGAGAATAATATGAATGATATCTTACCAGAGCTGGACGGGCATGAAGCTATTCGGGTAGAAGTGCTGCAGTCCGGATATTTATTTAGCACAGAGGCAGATCTGGGACGGTATCAGATGATTTGCAGATTGATTTACCGATAAATATAAGGAGGTATGAAAATGTCAACAGTTGATACAAAAAAGAAATTAGTCGGCAGACATAAGCGTGTGGCGTTTATGGATACGGCAGGTGATGGAAAAACATTTACCAGAATGACAGGGTTTACGTCCATGTCAGAAAGCAAAAATGCCAGTGAATACAGCAGGCATTACGTGGATGAGGAAAGCGAGCGCACAGATGTAGTCGGGTATGCAGCTTCCAATGATTACGAATTCGACCGCTATACAAACGATCTTGTACAGCAGAAGATTGCAGAGATTGCAGATGAGGAGCTTCTTGGCTCCGATGCACAGGTGTCTATCGTTGTTGTGGATCTTTTTGACGTGAAGGCAGACAGCCCCAATACTTGTGTGGCAAGAAAGCGCGAATGGAGCGTTGTGCCGGATAGCACTGGTGATGGAACGGACGCGCTAATCTACAAAGGCAGTCTGAAAGCCAATGGAGAAAAGATCAAGGGAGCAGCTACGACAACAGACAACTGGCAGACCTGTACATTTGTAGCAGATTAGTAAGTAAGGAGTGAGCCGATGAGCCTTTTTAAATTTGGAAATCTCGAAGCAGAGATTGATTTTACAGATGTTGATTTCTTGGAGAATCTGGAAGAAGCGAAGCGATTGATGCAGGAAGAAGCAAAGCAGATTCCGAAAACCGGAAAGACTGCGGATATCATCCGTGCACAGTGTCAGTGTTATTTTAATTTCTTCGACCGTGTGATCGGAGAAGGTGCGCACGAAGCTATGTTTCTTGGGAAAACAAGCCTTAATTCGTGTCTTGATGCAACAGATGCGTTGCTCGCGTTCGAGAATAGCGAGGCTGTTAAAATGAATGAGCGGTATAGCGAATACACCGTTAAGCAGCATGGAAACCGCCAGCGGAAAAGAAATTATAATAAGCAACAGGGAAAGAAAACGAATCAGAATTTTAATGCAGTTCGTAACAGGTAGCATGCTATGAATATTCTGATTGATAAATTTCCGGAAACGGTAAAGGTAAATGGAAAAGTTTATCCGGTGGAGACAGACTTCCGGGAATGGATCCGTTTTACAAAGTTGGTGGAAGATGAGGATGTGCCTTGGCAGATCAAGTGCCATCTGCTTATGCAATGGTATATAGAGGATATCCCGGATGACTTAGAGGGTGCGATAAACGCGCTGGGTGATTTCCTTGCAATGAAGCAGGAAGATGATGAGCAAGAGAGTGACGCGCCTGCAAAGCCTCCAAAGCAGGTCTATTCGTTTGACGAGGATATGACTTGGATCTACAGTGCATTCCGGGAAGTGTATGGAATTAACCTGCAGACGGTTTCATATATGCACTGGTGGGAGTTCCAGACATTATTTATCGGACTTCCAGACAGTACAGAGATTAAGCAGCGCATCATGTACCGGAACACAGACCTTAATACAATTCCGGACAAGAATGAGAGAAAGCGGATTAAGAAAATCCAAGATGCAGTTGCGCTGAAAAAGAAGCGCAGAAAAATGACAGATTATGAGATTGGAGATATGTTTGCGTGATGAAAAATGTGATCAGCATCCCGACAGAGCGCAAATGGTACAAATGCCCGTATTGTGGCAAGAAGTTATTGATATATGATGATACAGCTAAGTGTGACGGTGTATATCTGAATTGTCGGGAGTGTAAGAGAGAGATAAAGATTAAGATTTAAGCACATGTGAGCCGTTGAGCCGTGCTATCAGAAAGGATGATAGTATGGCAGACGGTTATTTGAATTTTGATACCAAGATAAATGAAAAAGGGTTTAATGAGGGAATTTCTAAGCTAGGTAGCCTGGCTGGAAAAGGTCTTTCTGTAGTAAATAAATCCATAACAGGTGCAGTTGCTGCTATCGGTGCTGGAACTACCGCAATTATCAAATCATCGCTTGATGTTGTAGCTAATATGGAACAGCAAGTTGGCGGTGTGGAGACTCTTTTTAAGGATAGCGCTGATACAGTAATAAAAAATGCGAATCGCGCATACAAAACAGCGCAAATTTCAGCAAATGACTATATGTCTACAGTGACGAGCTTTTCGGCATCCTTGTTGCAAGGTCTTGGCGGAGATACAGCTAAAGCAGCGGAAATTGCAGACATGGCGCTCATTGATATGGCGGATAACGCCAATAAAATGGGTACTAATATGCAGGATATCCAGAATGCTTATCAAGGCTTTGCCAAGCAGAACTATACCATGCTGGATAACTTAAAACTGGGCTATGGCGGAACCCAGTCGGAAATGATCCGACTGATTAACGATTCTGGAATACTAAATGAAAAAATTAGTAGTCTGGATAATGTCACATTTGACCAGATGATTTCAGCAATCCATGTGATTCAGCAAAATCTAGGAATTACAGGAACGTCCGCAGCGGAAGCGGGAGATACGATTGAAGGTTCTATTAATTCAGCCAAAGCGGCATGGGAAAATTTTGAAGGCGGTGTGATTACAAGCCAAGAGCTTGTTGATACTTTTGGAAATGCAACTACCAATGTTCTAAAAAATCTTGAACAAATTATTCCGAGATTAGGAAAGACTGGACTGGAAGTAGTTAGTGCGATTGCTGATAAAATAGGAACATCAATTCCACAGGCAAAAGGTTTTGCGGACGCTATCGGAGGAATAGCGGACAAGCTTGGAAGTATGGATACCGGACAGTTAGCGAACCTCGGAAAGCTTACAGCTGTATTGATTGGGGCAGGTCCGGCATTTTCTGTCATTGGAAAAAGTGCAAAAACATTTTCAGATGTCCTGGAAGGTGTAGGTGATGCTACAGGCGGAGCAATCACGACTATTGGTAAGTTTCCAAGTGGATTAAAAAATGCCAAGGGAGCAATTACTGGATTTGGCGGAAGTCTAAAGAATTTAGGTAATTCAATTATTGGTCCATTTCAAGTGCTGACTCCGAAGCTTAATAGTATTATCGGAAAAACATTTTCATTCTTACCAACAAAGATATCGGGTTTTGTCGGTAAAATTGGTCCCGCAGTAGCCGGGAAATTTCCTAAAATTACATCCGCATTTCAAGATTTTGGTGGGTACATCGGAGCCTGGGGAGGGCAGATAGGAACGGCATTCCAAGGAGTTCTTGGAAAAGTAGCCGGATTCATGCCCGCATTTGCAAATCTTATGGGATTTGGGGCTGTACTCGGAGTTGTAGCCGTGGGACTTGGTTTACTATACAGTCAGTTCGGTACACAAATTGACCAGATCCTGCTTATGATGCAGACAAAAGGTCCAGAGGTTATTACCAATTTCTGCAATGGAATTGTAGCAGCGTTGCCGAATCTGATTGCACAGGGCGCAACAATGCTGAACAGCCTCATGCAAGCCATTACGGCAAACTTGCCAGCAATTATTCAGGGCGGTATTGCAATTGTGTCCACCTTGATTACCGGAATTGCACAACAATTACCAACATTGATTCCGACAGCACTTATGATGATCGTAACGCTGGTTGGTTCGTTGCTGTCTAACGTCGGCCAGTTGGTAGATGCAGGTATTAACTTGCTGGTTGGATTGGCGCAAGGCGTTGTGAATGCACTTCCACAGTTGATCAACAAGGCACCTACAATTATTGGACAGCTTGCAACCGCAATCATTTCCAATCTGCCGAAGATATTACTGGCTGGAATTAAGATTATTACAATTCTTGGAACCGGACTCATCCAGGCAGTACCACAGTTGATCGGCAAGATTCCGTCCATTATCAGCCAGATCAAGAACGCATTTACCAGCGTGGACTGGGGAAGTGTTGGACTAAACATCATCAAAGGCATTGCGAATGGTCTCAGTAGTGCAGCTGGTGCAATCGTGAACGCAGCTAAGAGCGCGGCATCAAAAGCGTTGGAGTCAGCTAAGGATTTCCTTGGTATTCATTCACCGTCCCGTGTATTCCGGGATCAGGTTGGTAAGATGATGGCTCTTGGAATGGGAATAGGTTTTGAAAAGAACATCCCAGTCAAATCCATGAGTACCGGAGTACATAGAGCGGTATCTGGATTACAGAAATCCGTAGACATCGCATTGTCTGCAAGAACCTCTGACAGAACGGTCGGAGGAGTTAAGAGCTCGCCTGGATTTGATGGCGGGGATAAGGATATTGATTATGACAGGCTGGAAAAAATCCAAATGAAAGCAGCGGATAAGCTTGCGAAACGTCCGATATTTCTTGATACGAAACGGATAGACACACCATTACCGGAAGGAGCGGTACCTGTATGGTAAAAGCGTATTATAAAAATAGTAAAGGAGAGGTGCTCTGGTTGACCAGGGCGCCTTTTCGCACAGTTGAGGCTGATTGGTTCGATTCCACCTGGGAAGAGACCGACAGCGGATACGAGAAAGAAATTACAATTGATGTTTTTGGAAAAAGAGAAGAATTCACGCAGAACATGGAGACTCTGTACAGAATTATTTCTGTAGATTCGGAGACGGGGAATTATGGCCGGCTCTATGTGAACGATACATTTTTGCCGTGTCAGATTTATAAGACCAAGAAATCCGGTTGGAAGGGTTACGTGTACACGGAAGTCGTACTTACATTTTTAGCTCCGGAGCTGTCATGGATTACAGTCCTTGAAAAGAGATTCTATCCACAGGAGCAACCGGCTTTGGAAAGTGGGCTTAACTTTCCGTTTAATTTCCCGTTTAACTTTGCTGACGAGAAGCGTGGATCCAGTGCATTTGAGATCGACCATATTATTCCATCTGATTTCGAGATGATAATTTATGGTCCATGCGTGAATCCAAAGGTGCTGATTAATGGATACCCATATGAAGTCCTAACAACACTGGAAAACAATGAGTATCTGGCACTGAATACCTTGGAGGAAACAGTTGTGAAATACCTGTCTAATGGTACGACAGCCAATCTTTTTGATGTTCGCGGATATGATTATTCCATATTCGAAAAGATACCATCGGGACTTGTGTCTGTGAATTGGAGCGGAGACTTCGGAATAGATCTATACATATTCCTGAAAAGGAAGGAGGCAGCATGGTAATACTTGCTACAAAACAACGAGAGATTGGAAGCAATCCACTGAGAAAAGCCAATTGTACCTTCGACGTGAACGGGGAAATGAAGTTCTCTGTAAAGATTGCCCGGTGCTATTGGACAGAAGAAATGACCTACGGGAATCTAGTATATATTCCGGACACAGAATTCGGAGGGGTTGTTGGAGAGATTCTTACCAGTACTACGTTAGATTATGTAGAACTGAAAGGCTATACATGGCGAGGACGATTAGCATACAAAGCCATTGAGCCACCGTCAGGAAGTGATTATAAGGTTGTGTCGGGAGAGCTTAACACAGTGCTTAAATCGCTGATAGAGCCTGAATTTGGAGGTTTGTATGTAGTATCCGGTGAGAATACCGGAGTCTCTGTGAGCAATTATCAGTTTGATCGATATTGTACGCTATTGGAAGGTATCACGAAGATGCTGAAATCCGTCGGGTATCGGTTAGATATCCGTCATAAGAGAGAACAGGGTGTTCCCGGATATATTCTAATCAGAGCGGTTCCAATTGTAGATTATTCTGATCAGATTGAGTTATCTAAAGACTGTGGACTGAATTATACAATGGAAGATATCCGGGACGGAATCAACCACTTGATCGTCACCGGCAAGGGTGAACTGCAGGATAGAAATGTATTTCACCTGTATGCCTGGCCGGACGGGAGTATTAAGAAGACGCAGTATTACAAAGGACTTGATGAAATCACTCAGGTCTATGAGAATACATCGACAGAGACAGATCAACTGGAAGACCAGTCAATTGATAAGCTGACAGAGCTGATGAGCAAGAAAAAATTCGGCATGGATGTGGAGAAGCTTGGCATTGATGTAGGTATCGGAGATATTATTGGCGGACGTGATTATCTGACTGGTATGTACGGAGCAAAACCTGTTGAGAATATTACATGCAGCATAACTGCAGGCGTGATATCGAAAGAATATGAATTGGAAGGAGAAAATGACGATGGAAATAGTTAGTGGATTAGGCGAAAAGCCTCATGTGACGAGTCAACAGTTTCGCCAGATTTTGGAGGGAACTATTGGACAGAAAAGCTATATTGTGACTTCTGGAGAGAATTTAGAACCGGAGCTGGCTGCCAACAATCTGCTTAAGATTCGAAGCGGAATGATGAGTCATCACGGAAATGTATCCAGTGTGAAGATTGGAACTTATGATGAAGTGGAGTTGACGAATGGAAGTCAGGGCATGAAACGTATCGATCTTGTGGTTAACCGATATACAAGGAATGCCGAGACGAACATAGAAAAAAATGAATGGGTTGTAATCATGGGAACACCCGTAGCATCTAACCCAGTAGCTCCGGCATATACTGTCGGGAACCTGCAGAAGGGTGACCTTGTAGATGACTGCCCGGTATTTGAGTTGCATTATGACGGAATTAATGTGACAGAAGTTAAAAAAATGCTGTCAGTTCTGCCTAATGTTGCTGAATTAAATAGCAAAATAAAAAATTTTAATACTGATAAAACATTATGGAGCGGATCTGTTATAAATAAAAATGTGGAACTATCAGATTCAATATATAATTTTCGCTGGATATACATTGAAACTGAAGATGGTATCGCATCACCAATTCTAATCCGAAAAGACAAAAATAAGTATCTAACTGGATATGGATACGCCAGTGATTCAAATACAATTGTTACAGTTACAATAAAGTTAACAATAAATACTGCTACTAACATAAATATCCTTTCACATTATGCTGAGCATAAGTTTAACTCCGGCCATCCAAATTTATCAGCCAAACGTGTAACAGCTATATATGGAGTTCCGACTTATTCATAGACGACTAATAATGTAAGTGTAGTTGTTCCGCCCAATCCGGAATAATAATTGCTATTGCACCTGACATATACTTCTGACCAGTTTGACGATGCTTGGGTTGCGACTTTTCCGTACACCAATGCATTGTTAGAATTTGTTGTAGTGCCAGGGATTGCAGAGATAATTTTTCCACCGTTTTTTATTATTTGATTTACTTCTGGTGAGAAGTCAACAAGTATATTCGTATCGGTCGCTACAGTTTTGCTGAAACATTCCACTTTTTTATTGCTATTTTATTAAGTATTCCTCCTGGAAAGGAGTAACAATTGAAGATTATTTTCAATGACGCAACGGAGCTGGTTGTCCAGTCGGCATCAATCCGTACAGATGGAAGCCTTCTAATTAAGACCATCTCTGCAGCGGAAGAGGAACTTCGAACCATGTTCCAGGATAAGTTCAAGACTCAAAAGATGACCGTGACAGAACGGGAGTCCACAGTCGCAACTTATGAGAATTACACCGATCTCAACGCTCTTGTGAAGTACATTGGCGGAATTCTAGGAGTAGTGATATATCGGGAAAAAGAATCACCAATGGATCGTATTGATGCACTGGAAGAACATGTGGACAATCTAACGGAAGCCAACAAAAGCCGTGAGGCTGAAACTGAAGAGCTTATCGCTACCGTAGACAGTATCCTCACAGACGTGCTGCCGGCACTGCTCGGTGATGGCACAGAAGAAACTGATACAGAAAATACGGATACAAAATAGGAAAGGAAAAGAAAGGATGAATGATATGGTTACATTTATGGCAAGCAGAATTATAGAAGAAGCAGAAAAAAGTGTTGAGGCAGGGCAGAAGAAATACCGTGCATATTTTGTAAAGACGCGATTATACAAGAGATGGAAAGACAATGTTGACACTATTTTAAAAACCGATGGTTACGATGAGGTCATCGTAGAAGACTGAGGAGGAGTAAAATGGTTAGATTACTTGATATTAAGCGCACATACAGTGATGGAGGTATGCGCCTGTTACTATTGGCGGACAGCAAAGAGGACACGCTCCCGACACTGCTTTCGGACATAGACGGATTAAGCGGTGCTGGGGGGGGGTTACTCCGGGCAGTATAGTAATCACTTCTGCACTTGATGTATGCATTATGGCCAATGATGGCACATGGGGGCCGTGGTT